GAAACCGGCCGCGCTGGCGCGAAGTGAAACATCAGCAAAGGACCGGCGCGGGCCGCAGCGCCTTCGGGACCAAAAGGTCGCAGGTTCAAATCCTGTCACCTCGACCAGATCGACAGCAGTTTGGAAAATATCCAAGCTGCTGTTTTTTATGCTTTCAATCCTCAAAAAGCCCTGTTTTCAGGGCTTTTTTGCTTTATGTTTGATATTTCGAGGCAAAAATGTTCGACTCGTTCCTTTTCTGCCTCCACTTTGCGAAAGGCTTTTTCGCCCTTATTTTCCATTGCGTTTTTTGCGTCTGTGGTAAAACTGTGGTATACGGTGGTAAACGTACTGCCGTATTGAAAAACCGGGCATCTGACTCGATGCCCGGAATCCGTTCAAATTCCCGTTTTTAGCCGTCTTTTGTTCTCGCCCTCCATTTCCTCAACCACGCATCTGGAACGCCCTCCTGCGCCCGTTAAATCGCTTAAAGATCATCTTGCGGTAATCGTGAAGCCTGCGGACTTGTTTCCGTACACCCTGTAGGTCAGAACATCGCCGCCAATATCGATGACGAACTCGGAAAAATCGCTGGTGTGGGCTTCGCGCAGGATGTAATCGAAGCCAATGTGCTCGTCGAGGTGGTCGCGGCGCTCGTCCGCAATCTGGTTGCCCTTCTTCTGGATCATAGTAGACGCTCCTCTCTGCCCGTGTAGCCGGTAGCACAGCTTTGTCCTTATTCTTCCACCAACTCAGCGTTGGTGCCGAGAATCAGCCTGATAGCCTTTTCTGCACGTCCGGCAGCACTCACAATCAGACGCTTGTCGTTCTTCAACGCCGAAAGCCAATTCTGAATGTAGGCGGCATTATTGCGGAAACTCTTTGCCGTTTCAATCCCCAGCTCGTGCAGGATCCCACAAGCACCGATCTCTGCGACCAGCTCCTCTTTGGAATAACTCTCGCTGCCAAAGGCTGCTGCTCCGTCTCCATCCGCGAACCTGTTGAGCAAGGTCTTGTGACCGGTGCTGTGCGTCAGCTCATGAAACGCGGTTTCATAATATCCGGCGCTGTCCTCGAACTGCTCCATCAAAGGGAGGCTGACCAGATGGCGGCGAGGACTGTAAAACGCTTCGTCCTGTCGGCTGTGCTCAATCTTCAAGGCAGCCCTTGCAGCGTAGTCCGCGATAATGGTTTCAGCCTGTTCGACTGCGGTTGCGGTAGCCGGAGGATTCTCGGCGGTGTACTTTGGCTCAATGCCCTCGCAATCATCAATGTGGAAAACATTGAAATATCGAAGCATCGGAATTTCCTCGGCAATCGGAAGGCCATTGGAATCCCGGACGATGTTTCCGTTTGCGTCCTTCTTTTCCTTGCTCAGAACCTTCCAGAATACAACCATCTTGGCCTTGGCGCCCTTCTTGATTTTGCCACCCTCTTCCTGACACTGCTTGAAGGTGAGGTACTCACCCGGCTTGCCAAGGAGAAACTGGTTAATGAGGCTGTACGGCTTGCCGTTGCTCCTGCGAATCGCGCCGGTCGTTACACCAGTCCAAGGCTTGTTCCACGGGATGATGCCGTTTTCCAGTTCCGCAATGATGCGGTCGGTGACTGCTGCGTAGATATCCATGTTCTGTCCTCCTTTGCTTTTCTCAATCCTGATAGAGAGGGGCGAGCTTGCTTACCAGCTCATACAACAGTTCGTGGTCGTTCCAGTTGATCTTCTCGTGCTGGAAAGCGGAATCGATCATGCCGCAGGCGGCGTTGAAATCATCCTTCGTGTGGATTTCGGCGATGGCTTTGACGATCTTCTTGAACATGGTGAAATCCTTTCTGCCCTCGTAACCTCCAGGGCGGGAGCACTTTGTTTACAGTTGGAATGCGTTTGCTGCTTCTCGTTCGGAATGACCGGCAGCCAAACTGCGATTGTAGCGAATCATTTGGCGCTCTGCCTGAATTTCCCTGATACGCTTCAGCGTAGGCCAATCAACAAGAGCACCGACGCAATACGCTTTTTCCATCAAGGATTCGATTTCTTCAATCCTATCGAAAATTGCATCGTCCCAAGGGTGCTCGCCTTCCTGCATTTCGATCTCCATGACCTTCAGCTTTTCGTACATGCTGCAAAGGTTGAAATGCTCGGATCCATTCACTCGATACTTTTTCATGTTTCCCTCCTGTCCGGGTTATACCGCCCGGCCCGGTGTCGTGATTGTTATGCGGTGAGGATTTTCTTTGCGGCTTCCAGTTCATCAGCCAGCTTTTTCATCTGCTCGTCGATCTCTCGGATGCGCTTCTCTGCAGCAACCTTTTCCTTGAGGTTCTCATTGTGGCGTTCGATGATGTCAAGCAGGTCGAGGTAGCCGATCGGCTCGGCGCTCATTGCGCTGCCAACGAAGCAATCGGTCTTCATCGTCTTGCTATCGTAGGCCATCGCGGCATCTACGCCGTATCCGAACTTTGTGCAGACGGCTTTGTCGAGGATCGCGTGTTCTGCGCCGAGCAGGCTTTCGGCTTCAACCTTGGTGAGGTAGTCCTTATCGGCAACGCGAGCGATTACGATGTACTTCATGGTTCGTACTTCCTTTCAAGTCGGTGTGGTGTGGTTCATGGCTATATAATAATACTTGTGCGTACAGATGTCAATACCAAAAATACGAAAAATTGAACTTTTTTTGAAAAAATACGAGAAATAAAAACAGCCCTCGCAAATAATGCGAGAGCTGGTCTTGCTTTGCGGTTACTCGCCAGCGCTGTCGCTGGTGTTTTCGCCGTCCTTCTTTTTCAATTTTTCACGGAAGCCAATATACTTTCCGCTTTTGACTCGTCCATCGGTGTAAGGCTCATCCTCGTCGATGATCCAATCGCGCCCCAGTTTGGTGGCAGTCTGAAATCCACCACGCTCGGCCTTGTGCCGGACGACGACCGGATTCATTTTCAGGCGCTCGGCATATTCTTTGAGCGTAATCATTGCCAATGGCTGTCACCCCTTCCTGTGGGAATTATAGCACTCGTGGGTATCAAAGTCAATATCGCAATCGCCCTCCATTCATACCGCGACGGGCTGTGCGACATAATTTGTCGGGAAAAGCCCGTATCGGTTCATCTCGGCCGCAGAAAGCGGCTCCTCGTAATCGACCGTGCCGTAAACCGTTGCATTTACACTTGAAAGATAAGGGCGACTGCCCCATACCTTTCTGCCCACAAACCCGCCCGGGATTATTCCCGGGCTTGGGCTGTGCTTCAGGCAGTAATACCGATATACCAGCATCGTATGCCTCCATCTGTCAAGCCGTAGCCTGACGCTTTTGATCTTTTGCAAAGTCGTTCCAGCGCTCATCATTTTCGCGCTTGATTTCCTCCATCAGGGCAAGCTTTTCTCGGATAGTCATCTGGAAGCCCCTCCCTCGTCAATCGATATTCAGAAAGACCAATACTTCCTCGGCAGTCCAGCCGGTGAACTTATCGTAGTTCGGAGCGCCGCCAATGAAATCAGGTTCGTCATCTGCAATGGCGCTCGACGCGATCCGCTGCTGTTCAGCTTCTTCGATGCCCGGATATTTTTCTTTCATGCGTGTACACCTCAATATCTGATAGTGGCGGTATTGTAATTGCGACCATACCGCACGCGGCAGCCACAATCTTCTGCAATCGTTTCGACTTCATGGTCTACATCGCCAAGCCCTACCACGACGACACCTTTGCGCAGAAGGCGAAGGATCATCCGGGCGGCATCAAAATGACCACCGCTGACCAGCTTCATATGCTGTTCAATCAGCCTGTACTTGATCAAATTCTTTTTCAGCATAGCATTACGCCTCCCCAAGCAGCTTGGCTTTCCAGTATTCAGCCATTTCGAGGTCATGGAGCTTGATTCCGAAGCTCATCATAACGCTTGCGATGGTGCTATCGCACAGCTTGTACTCGCAGCCGGGAGCACAGGTCTTGTAGATCCAGCTTCCGCTTTCGAGGCCCTTGTAGGCGAAGGTGATCTGAGCCTGACTGGCGCTGGCCTTATCCTTGACCTTGACAACCTCCAAGCCTTCCGGGAGGCGTTCTTTGAGAATATCGATCATGGTTTTCATGTAAACCCCTTTCTGCCGGCATCCTGCCGTGCGCTCATTCTATCGGCGTGATTCTGCGTTGGGCGAACCATTCAAGCTCGACGTTGGCGAAGGTCTGCTTCGTCTCATTTCTGAGATAGTGGTCGTAACCGCAGTCATCGGGCATCAAGCCGAGATATTGATAGCGGTACTCATTTCCGTGCGCATCCTTCGCAAAGAAACAATCGCCCGGATTGATCGTGAAGGTTTTACCGCGCCTGTCGGTAATTATGATCGGCTTCATTGTTTCGCGTACCTCCATCATGCGGCATCAGGCACTTCGTAACCGAACGCCTTGGCGAAGCGGACCACTTCTGGGCGGGTGCTGAACCACCAAATGCGGTCGCCACCAGCAAATGCCCATTCACCATTGACAGCATGGTACACGGAAACATAATCGCCGCAGAACTCGTGCTCTCCATCCACATCGGCATCGGAGATCTGATACACCTCGTCGTAGTCCTCGCCGGACAATTCGCTGAACCACTTGGCATCGATCTTGGTCATTTTCACGTTTGAACCCTCCTTGACTTTCGCTCTGCGCTCTGGTACAATGAGGGGCGAGGCAGAGCGGGCTCGTCCCCTGTGTTCTCGGTTAGGCTTTCCCCGGACTTGTCAGGGTCGGTGGGGTAAGCCTTTTTTATTTTGCCTTGATTCTGGCCATCAGAAGCTCGGCGAACTCTTCAAGAGTCTTGCCTTGCTCAATGGCTTCAAGTACCATCAGGTAAATCTCAAGGGCTTCGGCTTCCCTTGAAACCTTGATGACATCGCTCGCCATCGGCTGCACATCCTTTCGGTGTTCTTGCTGCATCTCTGCGTCCTCCTTCCTTGGCTCTGCTCAAGGTCTCCTCGTACCTTGTGACTCTATTATAATACTCGTGAGTATAGTTGTCAATACGTAAAATTGTATTTTTCGTATTTTTCTGCACAAAAATACGCCCTCCCGTATTTCTCAGGAGGGCGTGGCATTATTTACTTGGAAATCTTGGCGAAAGTCACTTCGTACATGCCGTATGCGGAAACCGCCGCAAGGAGCGCATTAACGACGGCGAGCAAACCACTATCAAAGGTCAAACCAGTAGTCAGGGCGGTAGCAACCAGCATGGTAACCAGCGCAATAATGTATGCCAGAAACCGCGTCGGAATCTTCCAAACCTTATCAAGGGGCGCTTTGATAAACTGCACAACCAGCAGCGTGAACACGGCAGCACCAGCAATGGTGGCGAGGTAGCTCCACGTAAACGGCTCGGCGGGAACGGTGATGTCGGTCACGACATCAGTGGCAGGGACATTCATGTCCTCAGCAAAGGCGGCCATGGGGATAGCGATAGATACGATGATCATCATCACCGCAAAGAGCAGAGCGATGAGTTTCTTGGTGGACTTCTTCATGTCAGTACATCCTTTCTGTTAATTGTTATTGGGGTGTTGAGCCTTCCAAGTTTCTTCGTCGATGATGGCCTCGAAATGGTTCTTGCGGCGCTTCGCTTCACCATTGCCGCCGCATCCTTCGTAGGCGGTCTGCAAACGGTCATACCGTCTGCGCTCATCCTCGGTTGTGTAACCCTTGGCAACACAAGAGGCGTACAGGCTTCCCATCTGATCGTCGAGCATTGCTCGGAAGGCTTTCTGAATGCTGTCGTCTATGGCCTTGCGGTCAGATTCCTTGGCGTCGGCTTTTTCATGAATCTCACGAAGCCGTCTGACCTCACGCCGGTTCTGGATGGCGACGATCATTGAATAGATGCCGACGATAAGAACGCATCCAACCGGCCAGTAATGCCGGATTTCATTCGGGACATCATTCCACATGAGCATTGCACCGGCGCATATAACCGGCACTGCCCAGTCGATGATTTCCTCAATGATCTTTTTGCCATACTTCTGCATCGGCATCTCTTCCTTTCGGTGCGGCATTGCGTTATACCATGATAACGCTATCTACAGCAGCAAGAGTGCCGCCGTGGTCAGCCTGAATCTTGCGAAGATCATCTTCGTCGCCCTCGATGATCAGCATGTAGGCAGGAGCACTGCCGCCATCAGGGGTGTCGGGTTCGGGTTCGGGCGCAGGAGACAGCCTATTCAGCAGCGCCTTGTACGTGGGAGTATCAAACACACCATCTTCCTTCATGTCGGAAGTGCGCTGGAGATCGCTGACAGCATTGCGCGTCTTGGTGCCGTAATCACCGTCAATGCCATCCTTTTTCGGGCCGTAAGTGCCAAGATCGAAGCCGAGCGTCTTGAGCGCGGTCTGCAGCTCTGCAACGTCGTCGCCCTTGTCGCCTTTCTTGAGGGGAAGCCTGTCGCCAAGCTTCAGTTTTGCAGGAGCAGGAACCGAAGCACCGTCGGTGACATAGTTCATCATGGAAGGAGGCAGCTTGCCCCAATGCGTCCAAGAGCCATCGCCAACGTCATTGCGTTCACAGTCATAGGCAAAACCCTTGAGTTCGATAGTCTCGCCATCACCGATATACACGCCGATGTGACCATCGCGCCACACAACAAGGCCGGGAATATCAGGAATGGTGCTGATTTTGCCAGTCTCCTTACACAGACTGAAAAGACCATTTGCAGAGCGGTCTGGGCAGTTGTTCGCCTCGTAGACGTTCTTGCCGTTAGGATCACCGCCGGTCCAAAAGAAACCCTTGATGATACCAACGCAATCAGCACACATCTTTCCAGCAGCGATGTCAGCCATGTAGCCGGACTCGCGAGCGCTGGTATAGTACTTCGAGTACTGGTTCTTTTTACGAGTGTACAGGGACTTGGTACACTCATAGAAGCACGTACCGTACCAATACACAACCTTCGCAACATGGGCTGCGATCATCCATGCAACGAGGTGCAGATTGGTAGGAACGCCGGAGAACTTGGAATCCATGACGGATTCACTTCCTTTCATTTCGTCAGGGACATATCCTTCGGTGAAATACTCCAAAGGCTTGTCGCCCAGCAGAAGATTCAGATCGACATCTCCATCGATGCCAGCCACCGATCCTTCGCTGGTATACTGCCAGATGTCGCAGTAATAATCAGGCTGGTACTTCTCTTCGGGAACGTTGCCGTCGTTCTTGCCCCAGTGCGGAATCCACATGATATCGCACATGCCGATGGCCGCGCCAGCCCACTTGTACTTGCGGTTGATGTACAGGCCGATCTTGACGCTATTGCCGAGCAACGCCCGAAGCTCTTCAAGGAACGCAACGCATACCGGCTCCGTGGTGGTTTCGGTCTGCGCCTCGTATTCGATGTCAGCGATATAAAAAAGCGGCCTTTTCGCCGCTTTGTGTGCGCACTCTACGAAGAACCGGGCCTCCGTTCGTGCATCCTCTGCCGTGCCAGCTTTGACATAGTGGTAAGCGCCGTAAGGCACTCCGCACTCGGCAGTGTATTCGAGATACTTCTTGTCAGCGTTACTGCCGACACTGGCCCGGAAAATCACAAGATCAAGCTCTTTTCGGGCTTTAGACCAGTCAATGTCACCCTGATAATGACTGATGTCAGCGATTTTTCCCATTGGAATCTCCTTTCCGCTTCATCAGGAAGTAATGAATAATACCGCGTGGATAGTGTGTCCACGCGATACCAACGACCATTATCATTGACACGATCAATGCCAGAATGACAATGATAATGACAGAGTAAAGTGTGTTCACAGGTCGATCACCTCCCCGGATTCGCACCATGAATCATAACGTGCGCGAATGTCGTCTTCCAGTTCCGGCCACGGCACTACACCTCGAACGACCATTACACTGATGTCGTACTCGTGAACTCCAAGGCCAGTATCGTAAGTGCAGACAACAGGCGACAGGTAAACATCAACTGTGCCGTCCCCATTTTCTTCGATTGCATAGAAACGTTTGCCCCTGCTGGGACGATCTCTCGGCAGGGGCGTATTGGCTTTACGCATGATCGAATCACTCCTCGGTGATCAGTTCTTCGCAGCCAGAATCAACCAGCAGCTCGCGTACCTTTTCCTTCAGCAGCTTGGGAACCTGCGCGAAGGTCTTTTTGCCAAGCATGATCTGCTGGCACCACAGCATAGCCATCATGAAATCACTCTCCTTTCCGAAAAAAATGCGAAATAAAAGCGAAGCCAGTTTACACGCCACTGTAAACCACCTCGCTCATTTCCAAGATACAGTCGGTCAGCATTTGGATAGTCGCGTCCTGCTCTACGAGCTTCTCGCGCATCTGCTGAACTGTAAGAGGTTTCTCTTCCTCAGGCTGTTCGGGATCAGGCTCGGGTTCGGGTTCCGGCTCAGGAACAATCGGTTCCGGCACGGGAACAACCTCGCCATCGTCCAGCACAGCACGAAGATCGAGATACTCCTGCTTGCCGATGATTGCCGCTTCGACCGTTTCGTAAGTGCCGGCTTCCAGTGGAGCAGGATTGAGCCACTGTACACGCCATACGGTGTTGCCGTCGTGGCTCATGATGAACTGCGCCTCGTCGGGAGGACAACTCACCATAATGCGGTTTTTTGCTTGCCACTTCAGCCAGATCTCACCGGCATCAATGACGTTGCCGTCGCGGACGACTTTGTAAAAGCTCATGAAATCATCATCCCTTTCAGCCCATAGCCATGGAACAATTGGTTGTACAGCGCAAGCATCCGCTTTCGCTGCCGGTATGTACACGCAACACTCTTTGCATTGCCGTACCAGCTTTTGAAGGATACCAGTACATCGCTCAGGGGCATTTCTCCACGATCTACCATTCTCCGATACTTTTTGAGCTTACGCCTCATCCGGATAATGCTGCTGTGCACCATCTTTCGGATGATCGCTCCGGATTCTGTGATTGCGTAATGAACCTTCAAGAAGGTTACGCCACGGGACAGTTTGACAATGCGCGTCTTTTTCTCATTGAGACGAAGGTTCAGATGCTCTGTTTCTGTCTTTACAACAGACAGCAATCGCCTCATTTCAGCCTTTGAGCCATACGCAATTCCATCGTCCATGAAACGAATATAGTCCCTTGTGCGCTCTCGGTCCTTCAGGGCGTGGTCAAGCGTGTTTGGGGCTATGAGAGCAATATCCTGAGAAATCTGGCTACCGAGGGTTGCGCCGACAAGCTCATCATTCCAGAGCCGCTGCAGCATTTCAGCCCTTTCCGTTTCATCTGGAATGAACGAAATGTCTTGCTCCTGATACAGCTTCACGAAGTACATTGTCAGATCGAGCAGGCGATCGTCCATCCCAACGTCGTGCAGCCGCTTTCGGCACAGTGCATGAGGTATGCTGCTGAAATACCCAGTGAAGTCGTAAGCAAGGGCGTAGGTGTCAGTTCCGTGCAAGGATGCGTTGTACAGGAGGAATTTCATGTTCCGCTTCCGCGCATGAGTAACACCCTTTCCCTTGGTGCTCGCAGGGTTATCATAGATCAGGACGGGTTGCGTGAGAGGCGTGATGCTGCTGTCGCAGAGCGCCCCTTGGATGACTCGTGCGTCAATCATGATGGCATGAATCAGACGTTCTTTCCCTCTCTCGTAGATGCTGCGGCGACGAATGGTGCGGTTGATATGCAGCTCCCCTTTGTGGAGATCATCCTTCGTGCGCTTCATCTTGACGATGGCATGCTGGATGTACCGCTGCACAGATCCTTTCCATTCGACATTGCCGCGCCTTCGTTTGAGGGAGCGGTGAAGGTTCTGCATCGTGATCACATTATTGAAGGAACCGTGTTTCTCAATCAACGCACGGCGCTTTTCGGCTTTTCGGGCCTTGTCGCGTTCGATACGGGATTGGATTCTATCTCGATTTGTCATAGGATGAAGTTTCGCCTACGCCCTTTCCGACTCTTGTTGTCCCCAACAGCAATGCTGTGGTTGGTCTGTCGTTCTGCCGGATCAATGGTACGGGAATGAAACGGCGATGACAGTCAGCTCGCCGCCATGCAAGAAGCGTCCGCCCGTCCATAAAGGGACACCGACGTGGTGTGCCGCGCTTACAGCAGCGCAGCCATCAATTTACCGGGGATCGCCCGGAGGGTTGCACTCTCCTTCTCATTATTGTTGACATTTCACCCTCATACTTGGTTACTTGAATAATGGGAATCGGGGGCAGACGCCATTCACGTTCGTCGCGTTGTTGCCGTTCGTGTTCACATTGCCGTTATTGTTGACATTGCAAAAGTTCGTGGCATTCGTAACCGACGCGCCACGCAGCCAGAAGTTGTAGGCAGCCAGCCTTGCAGAACGCAACCCATAGCTCCTTTCTCCGATTATTTCAGATCTTTGTATCTGGTCTTATCAGCCTTTTTCAGACCTTCGAGCAGTTTGATTTCCTCATCAAGAAGCCCTGCCCATTCATCCATGATGCGCTCGCTGTAGTCCATCAGGCTCCAAAGTGCCAGCATCGGACGCTGCATCCCATTCAAGCAGTCAACAGCCGCTGTGAGGTGCTGAATCCTTCGCTCAGCTTCTTCTTTCGTCTCGGGAATCCTATGGTTTGCCACAACAACATGGCACAGGGCAGAATCAACAAACTCGGCAATCTGCATGCTGATGAAGTCAGTGCAATCATTCGGCGCATGACCAATACGCTGATAGGTATAACGGTGCAGCTCGCACATCTTCCCAAGGAACAGCAGCTCCTTGGCTTTGCGTTTGGGTAACGTGACAATCATCGGCGGTGCATCCTTTCTCCCCATCACACCATAGATCAGAACGTATTCCCGGTTGACCATGTCCGCAACCTGCTTCATACCTCCTTCGGAACTGTCTTTGAGGTTCCAGTAGGAAAGAAGCGGCTTTTGCAGTTTGGCAAGCAGCCCAAGCGCTTCGACAAACATTGCGGTTCGCCGTTTCGCGCCGGTGCTATCCCGGCTGTTCTGCTCATTGGCAATAATCACTGCGCTATACGCATGACTTGCTGGTTCATAGATTCTGCGGCTGAGGAACTTCTTGTATCGTGACGGAAGCGTATTCAGTCGCGCTTTCAGTTCTTTGCAGAGGTTTCCCATCTGTCGTTCAAACTCCGAAAATGCAACAGCACGCTTCCTGCGAAGGACAGCCATCAAACCACCTCGATACAGAAAGATCCTCTGCCCCGACTCACGCGGGGCAGAGATTAAGGATTCGGGCTTTGCCCGTCAGATAGAGAAGCGGGGGCAGACGCCATACACGCCCGCCGCGTAGCAGTTCGTGCCCACATTGCCGCTATAGCTGACATAGCAAAAGTTCGTGGCATACGTAACCGACGCGCCACGCAGCCAGAAGTTGTAGGCAGCCAGCCACTTGCCGTCCTTGCGCAGATAACCGCGAGAGGAATCGTTGGTGTCGAGCCACACGTCACCCTCCTGAATGTTGTTGGAGGGATCGAGCGTCGGGTCGTCGGGCGAGGAGAACGTGGCGTAACCATCACGCGGAATGCTATCGGGGCCTTGGAACTTGAAGCGCGTCTGTCCGTTGGTGAAGAACGGGATATGCTCTGCGCCTTCATAAATCCAAGGTTCGCTCGTTCCACCTTGGAATTCGATGTAGGACGGGAGCCAGATCACAGCCTTCATGGACGAAATAGAGTGGTTCGTGCCATCAACATACTGCATGCAGTTGATCGTGCATTCCTCCATCATACGCCGCCATACGGCAGGGAACGCAGGAAGAACGCGCTTCTGCATCCATTCGTACATCTCGGATGCCTCGAAACCGCCCTCGTTGGTGTTGGTAGGATTCATCCTGTGGTATCTGGACAGGAGGGAAGCAAAAATGAAGTCAACCTGAGTTTTCTGAGACGCATTGGAAGCCAGCTTGTACGCGCCAAACGTACCAGCTTCAACCTTGTACGTCTCACGCGGCCAACAGGCGATCTGTCTGCACACTGCATCACCAAGGTCAGCATAGTAGATGCGGCAGCTATGGAGTACGCCGGTGGCGTAATCGTAGTAGGAGCCAGCGTCACTCTTTGCTGCACCGAGCACCAGAGTAGCATCGCATTCAGTGTCGATCAGCTTGGTCAGCTCGGAATAGCCGATGGTCATTTCGTTCAGCCTCGAAGCGTAGACTTTTACATTGCGGCTGCCGGCCTCGTGCCGGATGACGGCAATCTCACGATTCGTGGAAGAGCCGGTGCCGTAGCTGTTGGTGCCCCACTGGATAGACATACCGTTGGTATACTTGACCTTGAATCCCATATAACCATCTTCCTGCATGCAGCAGACAGCCGTAGCATCGGAAGTGGTTCCGGTAAAGGTAGCATCAACAACAAGCGTCCAAGCCTCCGCGATGCCCCCTTCAAGAAGTTTAACGCCAGTATCAAGGTGTGTCGCACCATCCATGACCATTTCGTCAGCCAGATCGACATGCCTGATATTGCTCCACTCAGGCTTATATCCCATTGTGAGAAGGATGCGGTCTTTGGCCTCGAAGTAGTTTGCGGCAATCCCTTCGCGTTTGATAGCGTAGATTTCAGTCGGGGTCAGGGTTTTCGTATCCACACCAACAGTCGGAAGTTCGCCGCGCTCCCACACAGGGTACACATCAATGTCGCTATCAACAAAGCCGGTGTGCTTATCCCAATCGACAAACTGATAGTATACAGCCATGGATTCCTCGTCTGTACGAGTAGGTGCTTCGCCAGTATATACCGCAGCATCGCCGTAGTTGTACTTGCCAGTCTGCTCAACAGAATTCTGGTAACCATGCCATGTGACGGTATACTGCCTCGGCGCCTCGCTGTAAACGGCATTGATCGTTCTGGGAGCAACCACGCCAGTGAGCGAGTTGTCCCACTTGTCGAACGTGTACACAGTCGATATGCTGCTCGGACGGGTCGGCTCGGAGATCATACCAGCCTCGATAGGATCGACAGCATCTCCATTGCGGTCAACATACTGCTCGTTCAGGATGGAACAATCGTAATTAACGAACTGGACAAGGTACTGCTGCACCATCGTCTCGTAGGTAATTTCGAGATCAGGCCAAGCCTGAGTATAGCTGTAATACTCCTGCTGACGAATGGGGCCATTGATATGCACCTTGCCGATCAACTCACGGGAGTTCATGGCGAGGATGTCATTCAGAATGGCGGTACTGGTCAGCGTCCAATCAATACCAACCAAGCGCAGGGTTTGCAGGGTGTCGGAAGCATCATCGACAATCGCCAGCTCATCCACAATGGAGTGTTCTTCGGTCAGAGACTCCAGAGAATCGTAGCTGGCTTGAAGGTCAGTCAGATAATGCAGATTGCGCATGACGAGAGTGTTGATGGTTCCGGGCAGATATGCGCTGACGATTCGGCCATTGGGCGCGAAGGTCACACCGGCAAGTGCGCTGCCCTGAGCATAGAGCTTTTCGAGGTTGCCGCAGTTGGTCAGGTTCAGAGAACCGACCAGATTCGGGCAATTTCGGATGTCCAGCTCCTTCAACAGGAAGTTATTGCCGATGTTCAGCGCAGTCAGGAAGGCATTGCCATATCCGGACGTACTGTTGCCGATGACCAGCTTTTGGAGTTTCGAGGCTTTGGTGAAGTCGTTGTCGTGGATATACGCACCAGACAAATCGTTCAAGGCCTGAATGCGGCTGGCACAGTAGATCAACACGGCGGTGTCATCCATCGCACCGGACAGAGGGTTGTTGATCTGGTACTCCTGACCGGCTTTGGCACGCACCTGAATCGGAGTAGAGTTGCCGTACATGACAGAGATGTACATGTCGGTATACGGCACAATCTTCAAGTCGTAGTTGGGCGCAACCACAGCAGACTGCGGCGTGTTGCAACGGAACATGATCTGATCAGCCTTTACATCCGCGCCGATATACTTGGTTCCGATATACGGCTCCTGATCGCGTTCCCACTGGCGGCGATGATACTTCTTACGGCCATTCATCATGGTTTCGAGGAAGCGGCGGGTTCCGGCCTCGTAGGTGCGGTAATACTTGCGCTCGATATCGAGCCTCCAGACCTCTTCGGGGAACTGCTCCTGCCATGAATCGAACTCGGTAATCAGGCCCTCGGCGCTCCATGCACCAGCGGATTCGCGGCTCAGATACATGGCCTGAAGCTGAGGCTTCATCAAGTCGCGGATTCGACAGAAGAAGATGCTCTCAGCTGCATTGTAGATGTAGCCGGAATTGGGATCGCCGTCAGTACGGTAGTCCACATCCTCTTTGCCGTATGTCATGGTCATCTCGCCAGAGTTGTTGATGCCGATGGCGGTATCATTGTCGTAGTCCCAAGAGTCGAAGCGATAGCCGTTATTGATGGCAGCAGCTTCATCGTCAATGATGAACCATGTGGCCTTTTCGCCCATCAGTTCTGCCTGTTCCTGACTGATGAATACGCGGCCCCAATGCCAGAACGTATTCTTTGCTCGGTTGTCGATCATGGTGTACCGCTCAGTGAACAGGTACATGTACTCGAAAGCACCTTCAACACACCAGTTTTTCAGTTCCGAAACGAACTTTTCATCACTGGAAGTAACAACCCACTTGTAGAAGTTGTTCCAGACAGCAATATTGGCCGCTTCCTCCTCATCCGTGATGTCAGGATGGGAGTAGCGGAATTCGTAGGTATCACCCCATGCATTATGCAGAGAGTCATAGGCCGGGTTTCCGGCAGTCCACCAGCTCGACGCAATAGGATATACCTGTTTTCCGTCATCATCCGTCACACCAGACGGGAAGATAGAGTTCGGCATGGTGTTATCCGAAATCTCCACAACGAACTCGTTGTGGTCATCCGGATCATTCGTGCGGCTCTGGTCAGTGTCCTTGGAATCGCCAATATTGCCAATCGCATAGAAATGCCAATCCGTATCAGCAAATTCGCGGTGGGTTGTGAGATCGCTGTCATTCTCACGAATAAAGACAATGCAGTTGACAAACTCCATCGTAGTTTTCGTGCGAGGATCGCGTCTTGCAGAAACAGGAGTATACGGCAGATAGCGATGATACCGCTTTGCAAGCAGCGAGTTATTGGCATTCTCAGAAGAAGCGATATTGACCTTGATGTTGAACAGGGCGTTCGGAACAGAGCCTCTCGTCAGAGTCACCTTGCCGGTGCCGTCGCTGTACTTCGTACCGTCGCCCAAGGTCAGCTCAGTAATGTAGTCAGGATCGTGAACGATCTTTTTATGAGTCCATGTGCCATCGCAGCACATGTAGATGTTCATGTTGCGCCCTGCAAAGCCATACTCATTCGAGGTAGTGCCCTGACCAGAGTGATAGCAGTTCACAGCTCGCCAGTTGTCCAACGCAGCATCGCCGCCTTTGTGAATACACTCAACGATGGTGTTTTTCACAAGTTCACCCTTATCTTGCGTGAAGTACGGTGCGTCGATCTTGATGATCTTCAGGTGAGGGCAGGCGGCAGCAACAGAATCAGGAGTCAAGGCGTTGTTCTCGTTGTAAATCTGGTTACGGTAATACCGGGCCAACATCGTCTCGGAATCGCGAGCATCCGCAATGAAGTTCGACAGGATGTCGGAGTCGGAGAGTGCAGAGGTGTACGCCTTCATGCGGTAAACGTGAATATCACAGTCATCGCTGCCAATGGTGATCGGAACCGCTTCAGCCGCATACTGATACAGACGGTGAGAAGAGTCGTAGATCAGCGGACGGAAGCCAACGCCGTCCTCGTAACTCATAATCAACGCCGTTGCCGTGGCATCCTCCAAGTTAAGGGCGTTGATGTTGACTTCGAACTCCATCACGTCATCTTCGCTGTAAGGCATGTACAGCGGATCGGCGCCAGTTGCGCTGGTCATCAGGTAGGCTGCATGGGCATCCATCCGCAGACCAACAGGCGTTTCGCCAGTCACGCAGGAAAGGAACGTGGCATTGACGTTCCGAACGTTTGCTGCCCGGAAGATCACCTTAAACTCAGAACCATACCGAGCGGCGTCGTGGGCAAACAGATTGTAATTGATAACGGCCCTCGTACCTGCCTTGATGCAGAAATACTGGTTGCCATCAGAGTCAATCTGGTAGCCGCCATTGATCCAGTCGAAGTTGTCAGAAACACTCATCGCAACGCTTCCGCCAGCATCCTTCCACAGCCTGTTCGCGCTGTTGTTGGAAAGGCCAGCAGGGTTGAAGTCAAATGCAAGGTTGGCGGTAACGGGCGTAATCTCGATGCCGAGTTCTTCAACTGCAAGGATGATCGTCACCGAAGTAACGCCACAAGAAACCACCAGCGTATGATCGCCGACCTCAGAGGTCTTGTACGGCCATACATGGCTGGTGGTTGTCAGGGTTTCTTCGGAGACAGGCTCTCCATTTGCAGTTTTGGAGACGGTCGGAGTTGCCGTATTCGGGTCGAACACATGGAGCTGAATGCCGGTAGAGTCATACTGACGAACAGGGACTTTACCGTAGTGATCGTAGCGATAGATACAGCCAATGACAGGCGCATCGGACGCTTCATCGAACCAGACGATGTCCTTGTAAATATGATCGGTTTCAATCTCCTTGTTGTTCACTGTAGCGGTGATATAGGCTTCCAGCAAGTGAGCGCCATGCGCCTGAGCAGGAAGCGTGTAGGACTGGAGGACACCGGAAGAAGTGACAGTCGCCGGGGTCAGCTCCACTCCATCCAGAATGACATGCACCGTCTTGCTGACAGCGCCGTATGGCGTGTAGGAGAACTTCACAGGCTGACCAGCGGGATAAGTGATGCGGTCTGAGAATGTAGACTCGATACGGACATCAACGACCTGAACGGTCCATGTCTTGACCACGACGCTGCCACCTGCATCTGCAACAGTCAGAGTGAAGCGCTGAGTGCCAATACCGACGTTATCGGTGAAATCAAAGGTGTTCGTGCCTTGTACACATGCGCCGGTTGCAAGAACATTGCTGCCGAGCTTCCATGTGTACGAACCATCAATCGCCTCGCCATCGCTATCCGTGGACGAGTAATTGAAGCTGATCTCAACCTTGTCAGTAGGCGTAACGATCAAGGGCGACGGAGTGATGCGGTCAACGGCAAGGTTGGTGGTCGTGGTAGAGCCGCCACCACTACCGCCAGTAATGACGAACTGGCTCACGACTTCCTCGGTGCTGCCCTTCACCTGATACAGCGTGAACACGTTTTCTGCTTCCTCACCATTGGCAAGGACTGCCGTGCCATACGTTGCATAGTAGGTAAAACCCTCGGTGTCGAGGTTGTTGAGGGTCTGCTGCAACGTTTCCACATTGCGCCCCAAAGCCTCGATGTTCGTAGTGTTCGTGGCAATATTGGTCGTATTTGCCGTAATGGAATTACGGATGGTGGAAAGAAGCTGGTCGATTTCCTCCTTGGTGTAGGAATCTGTCAGCTTGATCGTGACGAAAGCCCCTTCAATCGCTTTGCCTCCACTCGTGAGTTGCAAAACTCCAGTCGCTTCATCAAACGTCACGCCATCAGCGGCGCCACCGGCTTCGCCAGCCAGTTTTTTCGCCTCGTCAATTCCCTTCTGCAATTCGACGGCATTATCCTCGGTCGCCTTGACGCGCCGTTCAAGCTCTGCAAGCTCCTCGGCGTTCGTGCCGTTCTCTTGCAGACCCCGGATGCCATCGCGAGCCTTTTGGTCAACGACTTCATAGGTCTGGCCATTGGGGAACGTCAATGTTTTCATCGGTTCGGTAGCCAAATAGTACACCTCCTTTGTTATTGGGTAGCTGATGCAAACGGACCAATGGTCACGTTGCCATTGTTATCGTCCATAACGTCAACAAGGCCGGAAAGCGTCACGTTTCCGGCATCATCATCAGTTACAACGAAATCCCAATTCAATTTGTCTGCGGCAGCATTCGCCCGATCTGCGGCAGCATTGGCATTGTCTGTCGCCTCGTTCGCTGCGGCAGTAACGTCGGTCATCTGCTGCAACTTCGCCATCAGAACCTCGATGCTCGGAACAATCGTACCGGGGTCGATGACCTGATCAGGCAGCGGCGCTCGCACCATGAAATAGGTCTCGCAAGCGGTCAAAATACCGCTGCGATTCGTAACCTTCATAACCGTTCGGAGCTGACCGGGAATGGCATAGCAAGACGGATCAAAGGTTACGCTCACGGTATTTCCGGACACAATACCGGGAAGGATGACAACGGCCTTGTCTGCGCGGTTGAAATACACAAGGGAGGAGCAGCCCGTAAGGTCTACAGGCTGTCCTCCACTCTTGATTTCGACTTCCAGTACATGCGCCGCATCATCACCAGGGAGCATCAACGATTCAGGCCATGTGTTCACGTCCACGAATCCGCGCAGCAAATCGATTGTTTGATGGATTTTCCAGTTCATCGTTGCACCTCCAATCAATAGTTGCCGCCGCTGTACGACGTGACAAAGGTCTGCACAAACAGGTTTGCCTCAATACGGGACAAACCAGACGGAACGATCTCGATCTCGTGCCATGTGCCACGGGTGATCTTGCCATTGCTGTCCGTTCTCAGGTATCGAACGATGTCCATCTCGTCCGCTCCATCAGGGATAGTAACTGCCGTACCATCGACAATGAGGGAACAGGAATCAGCCTTGCCGCCCTCGTAAATGCCGTACACAATATCGTGCGTATGTGCATCTATCGATACGCTGTGCGTATGCCCCGGAATGTTGATGGACTGTTCAGGGATGGTGAAAGCCATAAGGACTGCGTGATAGTGCGTGAAGCTGTGGCTATGCCCCGCAACTTCATGAGTGTGTTCGATACCATGAGTATGTGGAGCCATTGTATGATTGTGCGCACCGCTCTCTCCTGTGCTTCCTGTGCCAGCGTACCCAGTATTGCCACCGCCACCGCTGCCAGTTGTACCGCTGATGCTCACAGAGTGGGTCGCATTGGTGCTGACGCCGCCCGTATTGGTCGATGTGCCGGGATTAGAAATGGAATGATAGTGACCGTTGGCAATGCTTTGACTTCCGCTAAAGGAATGCGTATGGCTATCGCCACTATGTCGATGGTTGGGGCCAGTGTGGGTATGGGCGCCATTTTCACCAGTCACAAGAGCGCTCGAACTACTTTCTGTGGTTAAGATGCTGCTTCTTCCCGTGGTTTGGGCATCGTTGGTATCGGTGGACGATAAGCCGCCGCCACTTGACGACACGGGCGAGCTGCATGCAAAAGTATTCGAAATTACAGTCGAAGCCACGGTTGCGACCGTGGCACCACCAGAACTGCTGGTTCGTTCGCTGCCGCCACCTGCTTTGGCACCCTTCTCATAAGCCCGGAACTTTTCCAGCTTCCATGCGAGCAGAATTTGATTGATCTTTGCGCAACCTTCGGGGATGTAAATGCGCATGACTGCCGGGTGTTCCTCGTCGGCATTGTCTGCGAATTGCTGGGAGTAAAGATTCGTTGCGCCTTGCGAATACTGCGCCGTAATGGCAGTACGCTTGGCTAAATCCTCAATCGCGCTGGAAACGTCGCTGGACTTGTTGCTGATAACGATGTTCATATCCAGCGGATCGCCATCGACATCAGGCTTTTCGACAGAAATGATCATCGCATCAATATCAAGCCGCCCGTCATCATCGATGATGTGGACGTACTTTCACTCGTCGAACTCGTCCCAGCTCTGCCCGGTGATCTTGTGAAGGTCAACCGCCTTGGCTGTGTAGGTATAGCGCGGATGCTTCACACCTTCCAGCACGGCTCGGCCTTTGGCGAGGAGCGTTTCGGCATCCGTCACGGTCAGGTCGATGTAATGGCTGCACAGCACGCCATACGTATTGATGGTATCGGCATCAATATAGGGCTTTCCGTTGTTGACTTCCGAAATGGTAAGCTGATTCACACCCTCGCCGCAGCCTTTGCAATACAGGCGAGTGCAGAGCGCGGTGGAATCCTTCTCGCGCTTGATCTGCTGCATGTTGCGCTTGCGCCGGATCTCACAAGATCTATCCGTGCTCTGCCGGATCAAATTGAGCGTCCACGGGTAGGAATCCGTGTTGTACGTCCAATGGTACTCGTCAGCAAAACAGGTAGGTATGGAGAAAATAGCATCCAACAAGTTCGTATTCTCCCATGAATACTGGAACTCGTAATCGAAATCGCATTGTCCGAGCTGCCAACGCTTGGTGGTTTGCTTTGCAAGGAGCTGTTCGAGGACCATCCTCGTCGTGCAGCCCTCGCCGCCAGTTTCGAGGTAGCCGTCAATGACATCGTTCAGCAGGAACGCTATGACGTGTTCGCAGGAATACTTGACGAACTCACCTTCGTTGGAGAAATCCGCGTCAGGCTCATCCAGTACCCGGTACTTGCCCTTGCTCACATCGCCGTCGAAAATATCCACGATGTAATGCGTGTCGCACAGAGAGGTTTTCGGGTCATCGATGGGCAGTTGGAACGAGGCTGTGAACAGATCGTTATGCGTCCGGCAATAGGAAACGGACGAGGCGTTTTGCAACACCCCGACCAGCTCCATATTGCGGTTGTAAATTCTCGGTTTCATCACAGCCACCTCGCATTGCAAAGAACGGTTACGTCAACAGTAGTCGCTACGTTCGTGAAAATTCCAATCTGCTTTGTGCCGTTCACGGACAGCAAAGGGAAATCACCCGATTTAAGCCATTTAATGCCCGATGTAGCCCCTTTTGTGATCTCCATGGACAAACTATCCACGACAACGGTTTCACCGGCAGCAAGGCTAAATCCCTGCCCGTTAAGCATGAGGTTCTTCCATGCGTTCTGTTCGTCGCGGTAGTAAATCCGCAGGGTCGTGACGGTGGAGCCTGTGTTCTTGACCGTAACCACAAGCGGCGTAGCTGCTCCGATTCCGTCAGGAACAAGACTGACCAAGGAAACATAGGAAGCCTTGGACGCTTCCAGCGTCAAACTACTCGACAGGGATTTGCTCGCAATCGTACTTGCGAACGGTTGCAGGATAAACTTGACTTTGATCGAGCCGTTCTCCCAGTCCTTTCGGGTCAGGGAAGCGCCGTCCACGATCTCTGCCTCATACTTTCGGCTGATGTCGCTATCAAGGATGAGGTCTGCACGTTCCGCGTTTCCGAGCCAAGAAGCAACAGCGTGTAGCCTGTCCATGATTTCCGAATCACTCAATAGGCCATCGTTGGCGGTGGGCTTAACGAAATACAAGCTGCCGGTCATCTGCCGTTCCTTGTACCTTACATCGCCCGTAGAGTATCGAAGCGTGCCACTCATACCTGAGATTTCGTACTTGTTCGCATGGATGGCAGGAACCGCGTCCATGTTATCCATGACGAACACGCACCCCATATCATTCAGGCAATGCTTGCCAGCAAAAGTGAAGTTGTTCATTTCGCTGGTCGCGGTCGTGATAGGCTGGTCGTTGTAGGCTGCGTACAGCCTATTGTCGGCGCAAGTGAACGTAACCGTTATACGCGCCGAATTCCCGCTGTACTCCGGCGTGGAAACCTTCGTACAACGGGCAATGTAGTAATACGTGTTGTCGCTCTCTGCGTAGAGCTTATCCGTTCCGGCTCCATACAGCCAATTTGCAATATCGTTGAGCTTCTGCTGAACCTCGCTCTTGCTATTAGCTCGCACCAAAATGAGCGCGTCAATCTGGCGAACAGTCGGAACCTCAACAGAGGCAAGGAGCCGACCACGATAGGTCAGCTCCTTGCGCTCAAAGTCGGAGTAGATGCTGCACTTCCAGCTCAACACCTTGCAATAGCCGAAGGATTTCAGGTATGTATTTGCAAAATTCATTTAGGCAAGCACCCCCTGCAAGCTACGGCCTTTGACAGTCGTTTGGGATTTCTTCTTGATCTTCTTACTGACCGGGGCGGCAACCTTCTCGCCAACCTTGTCCTTGTCCATGTAGACATCGCCTTCAAGTGCGCCGGATTCAATCAGCCGATCAGCAATCGCCTTGCCAATGGTTTCGGCTCGTTCCTGTGCGGCCTTGCCTTCACCAGTTGCCTCGGCGGTCTTTTTGGCGGTCTGATTGATTGCAGTCTGCGAAGAATACACAGTACCGCGAGACGGATCCTCAACAAGGAACATATCGTGCATGGAAGCCGCAACCTCCGAGCCAGCCTTTCGGATCACGGACAGCTTTTCGAGCAGACCGAGCGCGATGCCCTTGTCATACATCCAGCCGACTTCCTTCTTCGCAACAGCGGAAGGACTGTGGATGCCCAAGGCAGATTTCGCAGCAGCCAATGCAGCGTATGCAGCAGAACGTGCGGCGGCTGTAATCGCGGAAGAACCGGCGCGGATGCCGGCTGCGATACCATTTGCAAACTGGCGACCAATGGAGTTTCCTGCGGAAGAACTGAGCGCATTGGAAGCTGCGGTGCAAGCTGCTTGGGCGGCGGTTTCGGCATCGGTTTTGAGCGTTGCAGCGAGCGCATCAATTCCATCGCAAATAGCATCCACATAGTCATAGCCAGTAGAGTAGCCGGTGGAATAGCTCATTTCAGCCAAAGCAGCCTCGACGGCATCAGCGGACATAGTGCTCATTGCGGTTTCGACAAGCCCAGCATTGTTGTTGATTGCATCAGCCATGCCGGTCGTTCCTTCTTCGCCGGTGAGTGCGGCAATATCCGGGAACGTTTCAAGGGCGAGCGTGGAAGCATCGACAATGCCGGTGGATGCGTCGGTGACATCTCCTTCGCCATCAGCTTCCGCTTTTGCGAGGGAGTCCGTGACTGCCATACCAGTCGCTGCCGCAGCTGCGGCCGTGGTTGCTTGATCGTTTGCCGTGGATGCTGCATCGGCTGTTGCCTTGGCAGCGGCTTCAACAAGCGGTAAGCCTGCATCCAAACCAGCCTGAACGGATTCAGGGATTGTGATGCCAAGCACGGAGAAGGCGGCCTCAAAAGTATCTACGCCGTTTTCGCTCATCCGACGAGCTGCCGCAATGATTTCGTTATCGCAGGACGCAAAAGACGCACTTACAAACTCCCCAAAGCCAAGGTCGTTCAGTGCAATCATTGCGGCAGCGCGATCTGCAGCACTTGCCGTTTCGTCACACAAAATCTGAAAAAGATTCGTGATTTCGGCACATCCAAGGAACGCATACCTATCCAAACTTGCAACAAGTTCGTCCGTACCGTTCTCAACAACGTAAGACCATGATTGCATAGCCATCGACAGAGATTCAGTATTCATACCGCCAACCCAATCGATAGTGCTCATATTTGTGATGGCGTTTTGAAGCGACGTGTTTATCTCTTCACCACTGCCATTGATTATCGATACGGTTTGGTCGAGTGCTGTTTCTGTTTCTGCCGACCACTCAGTGAACTCGAAACCAAGCGCTTCAAACAAGCCCTTGAGTGTTTCGCTGACAAAACTCCATGCGCCTTCAAGGATGCCTTTACCAAGATTGAGGATGCCTGTTGCTATGCCTTCAATCAGCTTTCCGCCGAGTTCAATTAGCTTCAGCCAATTTGCAGGGGTGAGGATGGCAGTGATAAGGTTGTTTACAATCGAACCAGCGGCCTCTCCAAGACCTTCTCCAGCGGCGGCTATGCCATTGCCAATGGCGGTCAAGAAATCATTAAAGTCAAGTTTTCCAAGCCCCTCAACAATGCCGTCGAACAGAGAACCAGCAAGATCTGATGCAGCATCACCGAGTTCAGCCCAGTTGATCTTTTCGATTGTGTCGCTGATTGCATTTACAATATCAGTAGCACCAGAAGTCAGCGTTGTGATTCCTGTCACGATACCGTCAATTAGCGTACCACCAATTTTCTGAGCATGTTGGCTGAACTGAGTCCAATCAACGTTACCAAGCAGATTACCGATTGCAGTTACGATGCTCGTTGCAGCAGTACTAAGGTTTTCGATGCCATTTACAATGCCATTGATGAGCATGCTTGCAAATCCATCAAGGCTTACGGTAACGGATTCCCAGTCAATATCACCGAGGACGCTTCCGAGCGTATCAACAAGAGACGTGGCAACAGTGCCAGTAGCTTTGATACCTTCGTTGATGGCAGACCAGAGAGCATCGCCGATGCCAGTTACGCAGTCAACAGCGTTTGCCCAATCGATAGTGCCGAGCAATGTTCCAATGGCAGAGACAATATCCGTCGCGGCTGTGGTGATGGACGGGATTGCCCCAACAACGCCGTTGATAATCGACGTTGCGATGGTTTTCATGCCAGAGACAAGACTTTCGCCTTCTGCGCCGGTGAGTAGACTACCGATTGCATTGATGATATCGACAGCCACATTCGACAGCTTCGGGATAGCTGCTGTGATACCACCAAGAATCGATGTTGCAATTGAGGAAAAACTGGTAGCGAGAGAATCCCAAAGATTATAGCCAGACAAACCTCCGACAAGGCTGGAGATGAACGTACCAGCCGCAGCAGCCCAGTCAGCTTTGCTATTAACGATCTTGTCTGCAATGCTTTGTGCAACTGCTGTGAGATCGCCAATTTTTGCAGTAAGAGTTTCAGCATCAAGGCCAGAAAGACCTGAGCTGATTTTCTCAATAATCTTTTCACCAACATCGGCCCAACTGCTATCTGCAGTGAATGCATCTTTCAGCACGAGGCTCTTGATCCAATCACCGGTAGCAGTGATACCAGTCTGTATTTTTGTCCAGATAGCGGAACCGACACTTGACCAATCTGCGTCGGCTGTGTAGGAATCTCCAAGCACGAGGCTCTTGATCCAATCCCCTGTAGCCGAGATACCACTTTTGATAGATGTCCAGATTGCTTTGCCGATAGTGGACCAACCCGTACCAGCCGTATAGGTAGTATTCGCAGGCATGATAAGCGCTGCAAGCCAGTCGCCAGTTGCGCTGATGCCTCCCTGAATGGCAGTCCACACGGAAGACCCGATTGTCTTCCATCCTGCCCCGGCAGTAAAGGTGGTGTTGGCAGGCATGATCAACCCAGCCAACCAGTCACCGGTAGCGGAGATACCGCTCTTGATGGACTCCCAAATCGACTTGCCAATGGTGCTCCACCCGGTTCCGGCTTCAAAAGTAGTTCCATCGGGCATAATCAAAGCGGCGAGCCAATCGCCCGTCGCTTTGATTCCGGATTTGATGCTTGTCCAGATCGACTTTCCGACATCGCTCCACGAGGAATCAGGGGTATAGGTTTCGCCAAGGACAAGTTCTTTGATCCAGTCACCTGTTGCTGTGATACCGGACTTGATGCTGGTCCAAATCGTTGTACCAACGTCGCTCCAGTCAATCTCTTGTATCGCACTCTTTGCTTCTGAGAACCATGTACTGAACTGATTCTTGATTCCTGTAAATGCAGAACCAAATGCATCGAGTAGTTCTTTTCCGAGTCCGACCCAATCTACATTTCGTAAGCCAGAACCAATGGATTTCACCAGTTCGCCGACAGAACTCAGGAGACTTGGAATATTGCGAACAAGTGCAGAACCGATATTGACTACCATCCGTGCAACAGCCGGGATGAGCTGGGGCATATTGGCGCTGAATCCGCCAACGACGCTCGTAACAATGGTTTTTCCAATTTCGGCAAGGCCGGAGGCGTTGTCGGCAATCGTATCTGCAAAGCCAGTCACCACAAGCAACGCCGTGTTCATCGCTTCCGGCACGATCTCGCCAAGGCCAGTAGAAATCGATTTTGTCAGCGCTGGCATCCGGCTCGATATGGTTTTCATCGAGGAGGAAATGCGCTTGTTGATGTTGGAAAGAGAGGTTTTCAGCTTCTTTGAGAGCTTTTCAAACCCCTTTCCGATTTCGTTTGTTGCATCAATCGACGCAACCGCGAACAATGCCATGCCGGCAGCCACGATTCCAATCGGGCTTACAAGGGCAGACATCAGAGGAATCAGCTTTCCTACTGCACCGACGATGCCGCCGAGTGCAATCAGAGCGGGGCCGGTAGCTGCTGCAAGACCGGCGACCTTCAAAATCGTCGTTTGAGTGGCGGAATCCATCAAACGGAAAGAATCAACCCAGCTCGTAGCCGTCTGAACAATCTTTCTGAACGGACCTTCCACCAAGCCCCAGAGCGTAATTTCCAAGCCTTCGACAGCCGACTTGAAAATGGTAACGTCACCAGCTGCGTTATCGAGAATGGTGGCGGCCATTTCTTCGGTTGCGCCCTCGCAATTCTCAATGGATTCTGTCAGCTTTGCGATATCCTCATCGCTCGCATTGATTAGAGCGAGAAGTCCAGCCATGCCCTCTTTGCCAGCAATCGTGGCAGCGTACATAGCCTTTTCTTCTTCGCTCAATCCAGCAAACGCGGTTCGGAGCTGTCCGATAACGTCGCTGAAAGGAAGGACTTCACCAGTCGAACTTGTGAGGGAAAGCCCCAGTTCTTCCATGGCGATAGCCATGTCCTCGGTAGGATCAACCATGTTTGCAATGATCGCCCTTAACTGAGTACCGGCTTTTTCACCCTTGATACCGGCATTTGCCATGATACCAATCGCAACCGCAACGTCATCGATCTCGTATCCCATTGCGCCAGCAAGTGCGCCCACCTGCTGGAACGTGTAGCCCATCATGCCAACGTCCGTATTGGCGTTGGTGGCGGTAGCGGCGAGGACATCACTAAAGTGCGCTGCATCCTCTGCCGATAGGCCAAACGCTGTCAAGGCATCCGTTACAATGTCCGATACGCTGCCCAAGTCCTCGCCAGATGCTGCCGCAAGATCCATGATTGGAGCAAGACCAGCAAGCATGTCCTCGGACTTCCAACCAGCCATCGCCATGTATTCAAGGGCTTCGCCAGCTTCGGAAGCAGTAAAAGAAGTGGTACTGCCCATCTCGATTGCGGCCGCAGTCAACGCAGTCATTTCTTCTGCTGTTGCGCCGGAAATGGCTTCGACGCGGCTCATCTGAGAATAAAAGGCAGTACCAGCATCATAGATGTCCTTACCGATAGCAACAATGGGAGTTGTAATGGCCAAAGAGGCCGCAGCTCCCGCTTTACCAAGGCCGGAGGCGATACTGGAGCACTTTTTTTCGATTCCGCTGATTGCACTGTCGATGCCGGAAGAATCAATACCAAACGACGCGTACAGCTCACCAACTTTAAGCGCCATCGAATCGCCTCCTGTCCATCAAACAGAAACAATGGACGAGAAGAAAGCGTTCGCTGCCTGCTCGTCCGTTTGTTCGTCTGTCGTATTTTCTTTATCGTTCTCGGCGCGGATCCTTACGGCAACCGCGCCATTGGGGGAAAGGTTGTTAAGGAGTACGAGGAAGCGCCTCCAAGTCATCGTGTCGATGTGCTCCATCAATGTGATGCGGTAATCCCGTAGGAAGTCAGCCTCGACCGCATCCCATATTTGGAGCATGTTTACTTTTTTGCGCGCTTACCCACACCGGTCTGCTTGCGGCTGTCCTCGTCAGACACTTCCTCGGTATCATCATCCTCGTCGTCCGTGCCGTTAATCATCTTGAAAAGCTGCTGGACAAGGTTGGCAAGGTCAGGAGCGGACATGCCGTTATCGCACATCTCGTTGACTGCTTCTTCACCAAACATGGCATCGGCAGCCTTCATGGTCATGCGGGTAGCCATCTGCGGATCGCTCGTGCTTTCGGCGCGAGCCATCATCACGGGAACGATGGCCGGAATCTGCGCGGGAACCTCGTAATTTTCACCGAACACGGTGACAGAGATGGTTTCCTTGTTCTTCTCGGAAAGGAACTGGTCAAAATTCAGAACTTTACCCACTTGTTTTTCCTCCTATCGTCAATAAAGGGGAGGCGCACGAAGCGTCCTCCCCAGTAGGTTGAATGTGAAATTAGTTCGCGCCGCTGACGGTGACGTTCAGAGTCGCAACCTTGGCGCCGCTGGCAGTCGTGACCTTGATGGTCGCGGAACCGGCAGACACAGGGGTGACCGTGAAGCCTTCCTCGGTGACGTTACCAACGGTGCAAACGCTGCGCTTGCTGTTGGTCACGCGGAAGCGCTTATTGGAAGCCTCGGCAGGGGTGAATGCAACGCTGACGATCTTGGCAGCGCCGCCAACGGCCAGCTGCAGGTTTTCGGAAGCAGAGCCATCAGCCTCGAAAGCGACGGACTGCACCTGCACATAGGGCAGAACCTCAACTTCGCCGACCTGTTCCATGTCCCAAGACAGCGTTTCGCCGGACTCGTCCGCAGACTCTTCACGGCTGGTCACGATGTAGTCAGCGACCCACGCATGACCATAGGGATCGACGAACTTCAGGGTAGCGTCGGCATCACAGCCAGCGGCCTCGGCGTAGGAGTTGAGCATATCCTGACCGGGATCATTCTCGCCGGTAGCCTCGACGACAACCTTCTTGCCTTCGAGGGAAATGCTGCCGCTGCGCTTGGTGACATAAGGCTCGGCCCATACGTCGGTATCGGCGGAGCCATCTTCGGTTTCGCTGTCAATGCCGCGATTCAGGCTGTTCAGGCCATAAATGCGGACGTACTCCTGAGTGGCGACATCGAGGATGAACACCAGCCAGTTCTTGATATTGACAGGGCAACCATTCTTACGACCTTTCATGGTTGTTCCTCCATTCTCCCGCGCTCGGCGGGTCAATAGTTACAGTAGTACACGAGGAAATTGCTCGAATACAGCTCGCGCTTCTTGCTATCGGCACCAAGTCCGGCAGAAGCGTTCAGGACACGGATAGAAGCCCTTGCGCCGTCGCCATTTAAGTACCCCTCGTAATCGACGAGGACTTCTGCAATCGCCTGAGAGCACTCGTAGGCGGCCTTTGTACTTTTGGCGCGTGTCATGACTTGGATGCGTGCTCCATCCTCTGAGCCTCCATATCCGCTGTCGCTCGAAAAAACGCAAATGCATTCGTCCGGCTGTTCGGGCATCAAGCCCCAGAAGATGTTGCCCTCGCGCTCCTCATCGGACACGATACCAAAGCCGAGAAATTCAAGGTGGAGTGCAAATTGTTCGATCAGGTTCAAACATCGTCACCCCATTTCTGCGGCAAGGCCTTGCTGTGCAAGCTGTGCCATTTCGCTCTGAACAGAGCCGTCAAAGACAGGATCTTCAAGGTACTTGGCCTTGCGTCCTCGTTGGTGGTTGTAGTGTGTGTTCTCATGCTGGATAACAGCATAGGGAGTATCGTAGCTGACCGTTCCTTGACTTCCATCGTCGCTCACGTCAACTGTGCAAGAATTTTCCAACGGCCCTTGGTCAAGAGGGACTTGATCTTTGCTCACGGATGCGAGGTGGTCAAGCGCCATCCATGTGCCGCGCTTACAGCCAGCCGTTGTGACCTGTTTAATGAGCGCCTTATCGATGTCCACTTTCAGGTGTACTTTTGCACTCATTCCAGATACACCTCCAAATGGCTGTCTTGAAAACCGTTCAAGACATAACACTTGATGACAATATACTCCCGACCCTCAAACGTGACGATGCTTCGCTCGGGAATCGCTGCGCCCGTGCAAAACATCTTCGTGTCGGCCAGCGTTTGGTCGATCTGACCATCTGCGTTTTTGTATGTGGTTTGAAGGTTTCGACCTCGCTGCAATCTGCAACGCCTCGTTTCCTCCTCGCCATATACAGGGCCGCCGCCTGCTTCTCGGATGTACGGTTTGATGGTGGCTGTCTGTCGAAGGAAAGCATCAATCAGCGCCATGCTTACCACGCCCTTTCGACACCCTTGTACAGCAAGCCCTCTTTCAGGAGGACTCCATGCGCATAGGGGCAAATGGTTTTCCGGGTCAGCTTGGAACTCATAGCGCCATCTTCAAAAGACATGGCAAAATCGCCAATGTTGAACGACTTTGTTCCTTCGGGAATGGCATTGTCGCCACATTGGGAAGCAACCGTCTTTTCGTGGGCGATCTGGTACTTGCAAGCCTTTTCAAAGGCTGCTTTCTCGGAGTCGGTGTAAGGCGAATTGGGGAAGATGTAGGCGCTCATTTTGTCGCGCATCATTTCCAGTTCTTCGGCGGTAGGTTCGTCGCAATGGATATGAACATCGGCCATGCGTTACACCTTCTTCCGTTTGGGCTTCACGGGAGAAACGGGAGTGGGCATTTCTGCCACACCCCCGTCCTGTTTCTTATCCACCCAAACAGCCTTGCCAGCGGCGACCAGCCTCTCTTTGAAGGCCGGAGGCGCGTCAAGCTCCATGCCGATAGGAAGCACCCTGCCGTTAATCGTCGGCAAGGGCTGAGTGAGTCGGACATTCATCGTTCACGCCTCCATTAAGCGCCAGCGGCAGGAGTCAGAACAGCGAAGGGATAACGGGTGGTCTCGTCGGTGTTCACGCGGTTGATAGGATTGGGCAGCGCCCAGCCAGCACGGAAGGTCACGCGCAGAGCAACCATGTCCTGCTGGGCAAGGTTGTACACGATTTCCTTGGTGTTGGGATCCTGAATGACGGCCTCGGTCAGCAGCTTGGTGTTGATGTCGGAACGGATAGCCCACACAGGAGCGTTCCAGTCACCACCCAGCAGCAGAGCCTGAGAAGCGTCCATGACCTCGGTACGGGGGAACTCGATGCCGTTGCCGTCCAGCTCATACGCAGAACGAGTGCCAACGCCATCGCGGTACACGGCACGACCGAAGATGGGCAGACCGTTGTTGTCCACGGTGCCGCGCATCTTGGAGCGCATA